TGGCATCGCACTGTATTGTGCTATCGATGATGTCTGAAAGTATGCAATCGACAGGATAATACACATCTTCCATTTGTTTTGCTATAGCGTAGTCAATATATTCATTTAAGTGTGTCACTGGCTTGTCTGATGAGAAATTCCAATGCCCGGCATGATCACGAAATAATGGGTCGCCGTCAACCCAATGATTCGGCCGGTAACGCGCCGGGAACTTGTCTACTTTTGGGGATTTCATTCCTCAGCTTCCTTTTCCTTAATATCAACCAGTATTTGTAATCTGTCCAAGACTTCTTCGCTTGTCATCCAAAGATCTTTGTTATCTAACATCGATTGAATTTCGCTTTCACTTAGGAAATCCTTGTATATTTCGTATAAGAAGTTTTCAGACCATCGGCGTTCATACATGATGTTGTCATACATTTCACCACCCTTGCCGAAGGTGCCGCCGCTGTAGTTGTGAAACATAAACATAGAGTGTGGAGCAACTTCATAGGAATGGGCACACAACATTATAATTGTCGCTGCTGACATACAAGCACCTTCAACCGATACCATAACATATGCCTTAGTTTCTTGTAATGTTCTAGCGAATTGAATCGCGGTGTCTAAATGACCACCCTCAGAATTGATATAAATCTTTATAATATCTTGCTCTGTTGCTTTTCGTATAACATCGAACCAACTTACATATTGATCAGCCGCAGTAATCTCGCCAGACAGATAGAATTCGTACATGTGCCCAATGGGCGTCTTTGTAAAACTTTCAGTATCCAGTAGTTCGCTTATATTCATTTCTCGTATCCAGTAGTTTGGGTATCCACGAATGTATTGGCTCTATAAAGATTTGAGGCGGGTGATAATCAACTGCTATTAATATCACTGACTGTTTCGGTAACATGCCTGTTTGTTCATATAAAGCCGCACCGTAGAATGCACATTGCATAAAATAACTTTCAATCCATTCTCGTTTCTTAGGTTTGGCCGATGTTTTAAAATCAATGATTGATAGCACACTTCTAAAATTTGCCACACAATCGACCCTTCCTGCTATTTGTAATCTGTCGGAATATAACGCAACTTCCTGAGCGTATATGTCTCCAATGTCGGCGTCAAGTACAGGTTTTAATGATAAAAATCCGCCCATCACATTCGGCATAAAACCTGCAGCATAATCATCTTTGTTGTTTAAATAATCTTCCGTGATTTGATGAACCGCCGTACCTCGAGTCGAAGCATGTCGTGAAACACGATCTGACTCAACCTTTCCTACATTTTTCTTCCATTGTGCAATAGCGTCTTTCGACAACATCGACAAGATTGTTGTAATCGAGGGATAATGTTTGCCTTCAGGTGTGCTATAAACACGTCCCCTACCCTCAATCATATCTGCTTTCAGATCATCATAACCCAATGGAAGTCCAACGTGTTTAAACACTACCAGTCAACTCCTAGCTTCATGTGCTCCTTAGTCATAATGTATTCTCGTACTAAATCACTTCTTACTATATCTTCCCATCCAAATTCTATACTCTTAAACATCTTCATATTGGAAAGTATTTCAAGAAAGGTGTTAATCTCTTCCTTGTCTTTTCTCGTTGCAAAATCTGATTGATGATAATCACCACAGGCAATGAACTTACAATTATTACCTAACCGTGTGATCGTCGTGTTTAACTCCCGGCCGGTGAGATTCTGCATTTCATCGACGACTACGATTGCATTATCTATTGTGATGCCACGCAGAAATGAAGTTGTGACAAACTGAACATCACCTGCCGCTTTTAAACTCTCCCAGGCATCACCCTTGTTGAATAGATCATTACAGACGCATACATAAGGTGCTTCATAAACCAGTTTCTTTTCATCTTCGTCACCTGGCAGAAATCCTATATCCCTGGAGGGAACAATTGATCTTACAACAATGAGTTGCTTATATTGTGTTTCCTTGTCTAATACGTCAACCAAAGCATTCGCAATGGCTATAAACGTTTTTCCTGTACCTGCAGAACCTGATAGGATAAGATTGTAATTATCCTTATATGCCTTAAAAACTTTTTGTTGGGTTTTCGTTATCGGCCCGAAGTTAGTGAGATCTTCTAGGCGTAACTTGGCTGATCTTGGTTTCATATTTAATAATCTGGTATGTTATTGACTTTATAGGTTTCTTTAACTTTAGACAACATTTCTCTAAACCCATCGTCGACTTTGATATTAGTGCCAACGCCACTAACGATTTTGGGAGAACCGACGATTTGCTTTATATGTGGGTTGTCTTTTAGATAAACACCCATAGAGGCGTAACTCATTAGTTGTTCAAATCGTTCTTCAGTTTTAATATTTTCAAAATCGTATAATGGCATTTGCTTCTCTTGGTTAGTATTTCGTTTCTTGTATGTCAACGATTTTAGAGTTTAGAAACTCCAATTTCGTTTGTATTTTGTATGCCTGTTTCTGATTGCCTTCTTTCTCTAATCGATAAAGATAATGTTTCAATTCTTTCGAATCCCGTTTAAGACGTTCTATTTGCGGAGACATACTTACCTCGTTTTATAAAATAAGGCTGGTGCGGACTTTACTTCAACACCAGCCGCTTAGTGTCTGTGACAATGATATCACAAAACTATTTATAAAAGAGGTTACTTCGATATCAGATCAGGAAACTCCGCAGTAATTACCTTAACTGTTAACCCTTTAATCACTCCTGCCATTTTCTTGTCTTTCATCAACACAACATATTCAGCGTCAAGGGGATGTATTCGTTCAAGCAACTTAATGAATGCCCCTTCCTTTTGAATTGAAGACATATTAGATTTCTGGCCGACAACAAAGTTACCAAGTTGAATTGATAGTTTATCAAACGGGGCAGGTTTTATTCCTTCGATATTTTCCATATCAAATGGAGTATAAGGAACTTCGCCCTTTGGTATTAGCCATTGAATGGTATCATCAAACGAACCTTTGAGAAAATCACGCAACCCTAAAGAATTGTGATGCCGCAGCAATTTGGACTTGTTGACCGCGCCTGCAGTATTATGTACTTCCGATAACACTTCATGTAAATGTTTACTCATAAAAATTCTCCCACACACTCAATCAAGAGTCGCATTCTGTTAGTTATTAAATAGTTTAAAACCTGGTTGTTGCCTTTCGAAATCTTTGACATTTCGGCATCGTGCGTATCATTAATAAGTTCAACAATGGCACTTGGCGTTTGAGACAAGTCAACAAGATTCTTGTTTCGGACGTAGTTGCGCCATTGATCTTCGGTCAGTTTTAGTTTCAATTCTTCTTCGGGCAGATCAAGCAATGGTTCAAGAAACTTCTTAGAGATAGGTTTCTGTCTGCCCCCTTCAACAAAGATCGTGTCATGACTGTGCATGCTAGGAACTCCATCACCTTTGTCACCTCGAATGATATGTTCTCGTAGATATTGAATAGGATTTTCATGCTTGACCTGTTTCTTCTGTACCGGGGCAAATTGTTTCACATTTGAATAGCGGTGTAGTTGAATGAAGTCTTTGTCGCCCGAGACAATCATCACCTTTTCATGTTGGCCAAATTCTTGAGTACGCTCGACGAGTACACCAATAATATCGTCTGCCTCGGCATCATCAACATATACAACACTATAAGGAAAGTTGGCCTGTAAGTCTTCTCGAATTCCATTAATGATTTCAAATAGAGCATTCCAATCAATACCTTTTTCTGCTGACTTGTCCCTATCTTCCTTTCGTTTGTATTTGTATTCCTTGAAATAGTTTTTACGCCATGATCTTGCATCACAACAGATCACCATAGTACCGTAGTCTTTACGAAACTTAAGATTATACATTCGGATGGAGTTGAGTATTTGGTGCTTGATGATATCAGCACGGGTATGGTCGAGATTATTCACCATGATATTGCTTATCGCAATGGCATTAAAGTCTATGAGTATCACTTGTATTCCTATTTATTAATCATTTCATGTATTATATCACGAATGGATGAGTTTGTCAACCCCTATTTGAACAAAGTTTTCACATGTTTTCGGTGAATTCGGCACCCAATAAATGCATTATAATACTCTTCGGGTCGAAGCAGTACCTCAAGATCGAATTGTAGTTTTGCCTCCATGTAGTTCATTTCTCCTTTCGTTCGGCAAAGCTCTAGTATCTCTCGGTGGAATCTATCTTTACCGAATTCCTCGACCAACGACTTGACTAATTCACTACTACCATAATATTTCTGCCAATCAGTCTCGACGATTTTCTTTC